AGAGGAATGGCTTAATCCGCCCCGCTAGTCGTGAACAACTAGCTTATCGGAAGCCATGGCGCTTAGATGCGTTTAAATTCTGACAGGTCTGCATGGACGTACTGAGTGCAATCGCACTCAGCAGTTAACTGACTATACGCGATTTAACGAAGATTAACATGGTCTTTTATAACTAACCAATATACCGGTACGAGATTTTATTCTCGTCACAGATATACCGGAAAGGTTTGTTATACCATGTTCTGACGGTACTAACTCTGGATTACCCTTGTGGGGCTCTTGCAAACGCAAAGGGCTGGTGCCTTTCTTATGGAACGGTAAACCGAACTCACAACGTCACAGATGAATTAGTACTTGGCCAGACGGCCAACCGTTAAGCTTGTTCTTCGAACCAGGAAGTCTGCTACATTCTAGTAGTATTTCTTGTTTAAGGAAACAGTGCAGTAGAATGAAGGATGTATAAATCCTATTAAGGTTTTGTGCAAACTATTATACCATTCTCTGGTAGCGTAAGAAGGAGGAATTCCCTTTTTCAGTCACTTGCTAGCTATACTGGTACTTTACAGTTGCTACGTGCGGAAAGGCTATATAAGCCCTATCACCCTTGCTTAAGGGGATATCCGTTTCGCTCGTGTTGTACTCAGTAAATCCAGTGCTTCAGCAGTAAGAAACTGCCTATCAATAGGTACATAAATGTCTATGCTGAGCCTATTGCGACCCTTCGGAAATTCTAGTACGCTGTTTAGCAGCGCCTCATGGACTAGCTTGTCGAAGTCTTTCGACTTAACTCAATCATCTATATGGTTCTCGTACGAATCATTGTTTTAAGCATAGCTTCAAACCTCAAATTAGAGAATTTTGAAAGTTGATTATTTAAGTCAGAAGAATTTCTTCTGAGTGTAGGAATAACCTACTCTTTCTAGTTCAGTAACAAGAGACCGATTGATAGTTTATCAATCGTCTTGAACGTTTACCGGCTTTGACTCGTAAGAGCAAATGTTCTAGATCCTTTCGACTGTAACGGTGGATATGCCGTTTAGGGAATATCGCAAAAGTCAGAATTGATCGAATCAAAAGAACACTAAGTAACCAACCTTTAGTGTAGTACATACTGAGTACGGGAATTGCGAGCTTTGGAGACGTCATTTCGGTTATCGGTCCTTTGTGATCCGAAACTGAAACTACATGCACTACTCGGTATCATTACCGGTAGAGCGGAGGATTAAGTATTATCTGGAATAGTTCTGATTATTTAAACTATCCGGAGTACGATTTAGTAGGTTCTCGCATATGCGGGTTACCGAACCATCTAAATCCACGCTATAGGCCTAGGAATAACCTAGTCTATTGACCAAATAAAACTCCTTATCCGCAAAACCATCATAACCTTTGATGGTGCGTACAGTATTCGTCTAAAGTAACTTATAGATCAAGGATCTATATTACTTCGCCATACCCTTTCCTAGTTAGTAGAATACACATGGATTGGCTACTCAAGATATAGTATATTGAGTTACGTTCCTTGTAAGGAAGTTTACCTCTGTGCGCGCGTAGCTGAATGTCATTTCAGTCAGCGTCCTACTCTTTTCTTTGGAAGAACAACATTCTTATTTTGATTGAATGGGATCTCCTTAATGTCCAGAGAGGCATTAGCATCTCAATCAATGAACTTAATAATGAAATTTTCAAATCATTCTCGGTCCATCGCGACTGTCTCTACGAACTTTTCAAGTTCCGTCCGAGTATCTGATACCAATTGGTGATCAGTTTCTCATTGGTTCTCTATAGAACGAGTTAAATCGTTTAATTGGAGAGCTAACTCTTCCGCGCGCCAGTTAGGTAACTGGCTAATTCCTGTTTGTGATCAAATTGACCCCCCCTGATACTTAGAGACCATGAATGTCTTATAGACATCAGATCAAAAAGCATTAGGAGTGAATTTATCAAAGGCCTTAAAGAGAGAATGTCTATGACTTTCTTCCGGAAAGGTACCTTTGAATAAGACAATCAATTTGTCCATCATCGACTGAAGTTCTTCAGTCGAAGGGTCTCTGATTTTATCTATACTAATAAGATTAAATCAGTCCCACCAGGTTTTAGATGAGTTTTTATTAAGACCCGGTATATGAATAAATACTATTAGGTTCTTAAGATGCATAGCAAGTTTAGCTAAGTCATTATTAAGAGAGCCTAAAGCTTTATACCCATATCCGCGGTACTTAACAAAAGAAGAGATGGACCACTCAGCATTAAACTTATTAAAAAGTAATAATGCTCCTTCGAGTGATAGGCTTGCAACATCAAGTTCCTTGAATGATGCAGGAGAAAGATTTGAATCTCGGTGTATTATCCTTTTAGCGAATTCGAATGTATCTTTCGATACCACCGACTTAACTAAATTGATTTTTACACCGAGGTCTTTCATGATTACGAGGTACCGTTGAGCGACTTTGGTATTAAATATAACAATGTCGTCACCTAGCACCAGGTAGTCTGTGAACCATCTCGGTCACCCTTCCTTCCAAGCCGCAAATTGCACAATAAAGTGATGAGTAAGGGCAAGCATTGCTCAACTTGACAATGCTCCCATGGGTTGCCCCACGGCATAGCTTACAGACTTAGGAATTTTCATACCTAATTTTCTATGAGCTAAGGGAGTTTGATACTCCCGACCCACTAGCAGCTTCACTCATGAAGCGCTAGCTCGCGGGATCAAGTACTCTATTAAGAGTGCTTGAATTGAGATTGGCAGTCTATCAGTTGCCGCCGAAAGGTCGTAACTGTAGGCTATCCCCTTACTTTTTAGTAAGTCGACACCCATTTGTACCCCCCTGTCCTGGTCAAATGTTGCATCTTGAGGTATTCTTTTCAGAATCCCAAAGAGCATATTATGAACAGGGCGTAGGACCATTTGAGTTCACCAATCTACCATCGCGAAAACTCTCACTTTTCCAGGTTCTTCCTTGGCTCCTAGACGTCCAAGGTAAAACGGTAAAAAGCTAACAACCCTTTTAATGGTTCTTCGCTTATGACCTGAACGTATCACATTAGATACTGTTCTCTGGAAAACTTCTGGTATCTGTTCTGCCTGACCAACCAACTGAGTGATTTGAGTAACTAGGCTTTGTTGCCCAGTGACTAAAGCAAATTCCTTGAATGCAAGGAATAGCTCACTGAATCTAGGATTCTTTACAAGTTGGATGGCCTGTACTAGCATTGCTGCTGTAGTATCGTACATATTTACGATAGGCATAATCTTTTTAGACCCCTTGTTAGGGGCAGATACAACTCCGGGTCCAGACTTAGTAATAAGTTTAGGAGCCCATCCCTCTATCTTAGCCACTATGGATAAATCCAAATGGCTCCGAATGAAGAAAATTGATACAAAATCAATATAAGGCTTTAAATTTATTTTTGGTCCGGGCGCAGTAATTGTTCGTATGTTGATTTTTCCGAGATATTCACATATTCTATAAATTGAGAATAGTGACAATCAGAAAACAAATACTCTATTATCACCGCGGAGAATCATCTTACGATGTACTGAGGGTATTAACCTCGGTAATCCTCTTCCGGTAGCTCCCACACGACGTCCTAAGGACGTCTGAGTACCAACGATAGGGCGTCCAGCTTTAGACTTGATCAACATAGTGTGACAAGTTTTCAGCAGGATCGCCAAACCTTTAATACCTTCATGGGAAGAAGTTTTAAGTGCAAAACGGGCGAACGTAATTAAAGCTAATATCCATGAGCGACCAGAACTTCCTAGAAGTAGGATGGGTAATCTATTCAGATAACCTATCATACTTCTTTCGCCTGTTAAGGCGTGTTGCCAGTTTCGAGACGCTTCTAAACGCTTATACAATGTACCAAAGTACTTTGTTAAAGCGTTGAGTCGTGTTTTCATATTCATATTAATTTGTTTTATGTTTATGAACGGTCTTAACCGCTCGAAATCTTGTAGTTCCTCCTAGGGCGCAAATGCCCCCAGAAGCTACAGGCAACCCCCGAATGGGAACTCTGTTAAACGACAGAGATGAAGTTTGCTGTATCTAATAAGATACAAGTCGCCGTATTTCTACGACGGGGCCACCCCGATGAGTGGCAAAACGAGACTGTGCTTGTCTCCGTCACAACATAAGTTGCGAGACGAAACAAAGCGCTAGGTTATCTTTCGACCTACCTAACTAAAGAGACGCTTTACCTCCCATCTTGGTCCATAGGATACATGAATGTCCATGCTGAGTCCTACACGCCTTATATACGTCTGTTTTACAGATCGTAAGGCTGTAGCCTTAACAATGCCATTTCTCGAAAGAGATGACATGTCAAGAGGATACCTCTTGGCCTGCTACTTGTGTCTAACTGACACAGATGCTCCAGCCCAACCGCAATTAAGCGGCTGGACCTTCGGATTGCCCGGGGGAAAGAGAAGTAAATTGGATTGTACATTGGTTGTCGATCTGAGAAATAAATCTCATCTTCAACCATACCTGACTTAACCAGTCAGGAGTACAATCTTTTACAATGCATGGCTTAGTGGTCATTGGATTTCAAATCCGTGATCGGTGGTCTATATCAAGTAAATTACTAGGTATAGGGACTCCGAGATCGGTATTCTGTAGATCCACCCACTTAAGAGCGTGCTATCTTTGAGAGAGGTTATTGGGTATTATAACCCAAAGATGCAACGGCAACTAAGCCACATATCGCAAGAGCTCTCTTCACAGGGACTTTTGTGATTTACGAGTTTTGATACTCG